CGAGACACCACAATATATGTATATGCTTATCTCAATGGTTCTGTTTAGTGATCAACCAAAAGATGTACGTTTACGTAGGATCAAAGCATTCTATAATGATATAAGTACATTTAAAACCTCTTTGCCTACACCTGTTATGTGTGGTGTTCGAACTCCATCACGTCAATACAGTTCGTGTACACTAATAGATGTAGGTGATTCTTTACCTTCTATATTTCATTCTAATACTGCTGTAGGATATTATACAGCTAATAGAGCTGGTATTGGATTGAATATGGGAAGAGTTCGCGCTGTAGGCTCTAAGATAAGAAATGGTGAAGTCGTACATACCGGAGTTATACCGTTTCTTAAAATGTTTGAATCCGCGACTAAGAGCTGTACTCAGAATGGTGTACGTGGTGGTTCCTCAACAACTCATTTTCCATTCTGGCATAAAGAGATACAAGAAATACTTGTACTTAAAAATAACAGAGGAACAGATGATAATAGGGTAAGAAAGATGGATTACTCTATACAGTTTAATAAACTGTTCTATAGAAGATTCGTAGAGGATAAATCAATTACATTGTTTAGTCCTCATGACGTACCAGATCTATATGATTCATTTATTAGCGATACTGATAAATTTGAAGAATTATATACTCAGTATGAATCCTCTCGTAAAATATCTAAACTTAAAATTCCAGCCCGTAAGTTGTTTATGCAATTTTGTCAGGAGAGAATTGAGACAGGTCGTATGTATGTTATGAATATGGATCATGTAAATGAACATAGTTCATTTTTAGATAGTGTCAGCATGTCGAATTTATGCCAAGAAATTACATTACCTACAACCCCTATTACTCATATTGATGATAATGAAACAGGTGAGATTGCTCTATGTGTTTTATCTGCTATTAATGTTGGAGCAATATCTAAACTAGATCAATTAGAAAAGTTATGTGAGAATGTAGTTACGGCATTAGACTATGTAATTGAAAATCAATTATATCCAGTAAGTGCCGCTCTTAATATGAAAAAGAGAAGAAGTATTGGAGTTGGTATTACAAACTTTGCGTATTACTTAGCTAAGCATGGTGTATCATATGAAGACAAAGATGCTCTCAAAGTGGCGGATGAATTAGCAGAAGCCATACAATATTATCTTTTGAGAGCTTCCAACAAGTTAGCTCAAGAAAGAGGTAAGTGTGAATGGTTCGATCGTACAAAATATAGTAAAGGAATTTTACCTATAGATACATACTGTAAAGAAGTAGATAAATTAATAAAACGAAAACTTACATATAATTGGGAAGGTCTTCGCAAGGATATTAAAAAATATGGTTTGAGAAATAGTACCCTTACTGCGTTAATGCCTTGTGAGAGTTCTTCTCTTGTTACTAATTCAACTAACGGTATTGAACCGCCTAGAAGTTTAGTAACGGTAAAGAAATCAAAACAAGGACTTATACCTCAAGTAGTTCCAGAAATACAAAGATTAAAAAATAAATATACATTAGCATATGAAATGGAAGACAATAATGGATATATTAACATATGCGGAGTTTTACAAAAATATTTTGATCAAGCTATATCTGCTAATCATTATTACAATTTTAGTAAGTATGAAGAAAATAATTTACCTTTATCTATAGTTGCAAAAGATATCTTAAGATCATATAAAGTAGGTCTGAAAACTTTATACTATGCAAATACAGACGATGGTAAAACAGATAACGTTCTAGAAGAAAGTGATTGCCCTGGAGGAGCATGTAAGCTATAATAAGATTTGATGAAGAGTATCATTAACAAAAATAATGTCGACACTACTAAGCAGCCTTTGTTTTTTGGTGAGGGATTAAATTTACAGAGATACGATAAGTATCGCTATAAGAAAATTTATGATTTATTTCTCCAGCAATTAAGTTTTTTTTGGAGACCAGAGGAAGTAGATCTTTCTGGTAAAGAGAAAAACGATTACGAGACTCTTACTGACCATCAGAAATTTATCTTTACAAAAAATTTAGGTTATCAGATTTTATTAGATTCAGTACAGAGCAGAGGTATTAGTCATTTGCTTGAAGATTGTAGTAATCCAGAATTTGAAGCATTTGCCAAAACATGGGAATTCTTCGAAACATTACATAGTTATTCTTATACATATATTATTAAAAATGTATATCCAAACCCGTCAGAAGTATTCGATAGTATTCTTTCTGATCCGGAAATTATTAAACGTACTACATCTGTAACAAAATACTATGATGACTTAATTGAAGATATACCAGATCAGTCCGTAGATGATAAAAAGAAAAAATTATATTTAACATTAGTTAGTATTAATATACTTGAAGGAATAAGGTTTTATGTTTCGTTCGCATGTTCATATTGTTTTGCTCAAAATAAAACTATGGAAGGTAATGCAAAAATTATTTCTCTTATTAATCGAGATGAAAATTTACATTTAGCTTCTACTCAAAATATTCTTAAGTATCTTAAGACTAATGAAGAAGAAGGGTTTCAGCATATTGTTAAAGAATGCGAACCGTTAGTTGAAAAAATGTTCGAAGATGCTGCTAAAGAAGAAATGGAATGGGCAAGATATCTTTTCAAAGATGGTTCTATGCTTGGACTTAACGACGAGATATTAATTCAATATATGAAGCATTTATGTAATCGAAGGACAAAAGCTGTAGGTGTTAAAAATGTATTTGAAGATACTCCGAATCCTATTCAGTGGATTAAGAACTGGACTGAAAGTAAGCATGTTCAAGTAGCTCCTCAAGAAACTCAAATTGAAACTTATAAAGTCGGTTCTTTTAAACAAGATACTTCTGAAACAGATTTTTCAGATTTTAATTTTTAGTACTTTTCGAACCATTAAATCTGGTGAGGTCGAGCTGAGGTAGAGGTTTTTCTATTTTCAGTCGACCTAAATCATCATTTTGTATTACTAACTTACTCCCACCTACTATTTGTCCTTGATGTACATCATAGATAAAAAAGACAGTTTTAATAAAACCGACTCGAATTATGCGACCAGGTTTACCGTCG